CTTTTGCACCAGCTTGTAACCAGGCACCGGCAGATCCTTCTCAAGCAACTGGAGCGCCAGACCACGCAGGTCTTTGATCCAGTCTTCCAAGAGGTCTGCATTCTTCAGGTATCTGCCCAACGTGTCAACATCTATTTCTTTCAGTTGCACTTGCAGCGCGCGGTCCACAGCGCCGGTCATCTTAGGGCAGATGGGCTTGCCTGCGCACCAGCGGCAGTGGTCGCCCACGGCCAGCTTGGCGTCAGGCTGCTGCGCTGCCTTGACGGCCTGCACCAGCGTCTGCTCAAACTGCTTGATGCGCTCTTTCGTGGTCACCCAGCGCTTGATCATGGGCGGCTGGATGATGATGCACTCGACCTCTGTCGCGCCAGCGAACGCCCACTGCGCGCTTTCAGTGCGCATGCAGGCAGCAGCGTAGAACATCAGTTGAGGATTTTCCTCAGCGTCTACAACAACGCCATCACCAAATTTCCAATCAAGGACCACAGCACGAGAGCCGACGCGGCCAACAAGATCAGTGCTACCGAAGACACCAGGTAAGAGATCGCCAAAGCCAACACGCGTTTCAACTTCGTACTCCATCTTTTTGTCTGGGTCCACCTCGTCCAGCAGCGCGAGGGCCACGACGATCTTCTCGTCGAACAGCTCTTGCGTCAGCACTTGACCTTCGTAGACCGTACCGATGAACTGATCCCACGGCAGGTCTTTGCCAAGGATCTCGGAGATCACGTCGTGCAGCATGGTGCCACGGTCAGCGTGCTCGCTAGACGGCTTGGCCGGCATCTTCTGCACCAGCGCCACAGAGCCAGGGCAGTTGATGACGCGCTTGGCGGTGCTACCGCCGACGATATTACTGTGCTGCATCTGCTGACTCCAAACGTTTTTTTAATAGGTCTTGATACGCGGCTTTGGCAAGCGCGGCTTTTTTAACCGCTTCTCGGTGCTCATACCTAGCGTCGGCAATCGCGTCTTTAGTTGTGGTAACCAAAAGATTAGCTGTCACAAGGTTGTCGATAATTTTCAGTTCGTCCGGGGGCATCATTATTCTGCCTCCACAGTGATGGTGTCAGGCAAGCCCCATTCGTTGTCCTCATTACGCAAAAATTTAACGTAAGGCGCAATCTCGTCTTTGATGTGCGCCAAGATGATCGCCTCAATCTCGGCGCGGGTGAACTCTATTTTCATGTGTACTCCAGTTTAGTTGATGGAGCCTGAATCTTATCACACAAAAAATAGTTTGTGCAAAACTTTTTTTCATGTATTATTGCGGCTATGTTAGAAAAACAAGTTGAAGCCCACCTCGTCAAGCGCGTCAAAGAGCTGGGCGGGCGGGCGTACAAGTTCACCAGCCCTGCGCATCGCGGCGTGGCCGACCGGATCGTGTGCCTGCCCAACGGCCAGACATGGTTCGTAGAGGTCAAGACCGAGGGCGGCAGGCTGTCGGAGTTGCAGAAGGTCTTCGCCAGTGACATGGCGCTGATGAACCAAAGGTATGTGTGTCTTTGGAACAAAGATCAAATAGATGGGTGGTTAAATGAAATTCGGTAGTGTATGTAGCGGCATTGAGGCCGCGTCTGTTGCTTGGGGGCCGCTTGGCTGGAAGGCCGCATGGCTGTCTGAGATTGAGCCGTTTCCGTCTGCGGTGCTGGCCCATCACTACCCCGATGTTCCCAACCTTGGGGACATGACCTTGTTGCCCGAGCGCATCCTGTCTGGCGAAGTTGAAGCGCCAGATGTGTTTTGTGGTGGCACTCCATGCCAAGCGTTCAGCGTGGCTGGTCTTCGTAATTCTCTGGATGACGCCAGAGGAAATCTTTCATTGGTTTTCTGTGAGATAGCAAATGCAATTGACAAAGTACGATCTATTCGGGGACTTGATCAGTCCATCGTCTTCTGGGAAAACGTGCCGGGAGTACTCTCCACCAAAGACAACGCCTTTGGTTGCTTCCTTGCTGGGCTCGCGGGCGAAGATAACCCCTTGGAACCGCCAAGGGGAAAATGGACGAACGCTGGTTATGTGCTTGGACCCAAAAGAGCAGTCGCATGGAGACTTCTCGACGCCCAATATTTCGGCGTGGCCCAACGACGCAAGCGTGTGTTCGTTGTCGCAAGTGCTAGAGACGACTTTGATCCCGCAGCGGTTCTTTTTGAGTTCGATGGCGTGCGCCGGGATACTGCGCCGAGCAGAGAAGCGGGGCAAAAGCCTTCCCCATGCGTTACAAACGGCCCTCCTTTCAGTCGCACAGGCAACGAAAGAGTAGAGGCAGAGGCGATGGTGGTGCAACCCTACGATGTGGGCAACTGCCTGACCGCCCGGATGCACAAGGGCATTAACTCTACGCTGGACGAAGGGCAGACGCCGGTGTTGCAACCTGCACAACCAATTGATTTCCGCAACCTGCGATTTCATGAGGGCGATGTGGCTGGAACGATGCAGTCCAAGTCAAGCGGAGGCTATTCGCTGAACTATGAGACTGGCGTGATGCAGCCAATTGGCCTTGATGAAGAACAAAACGCCATGATTGATGCGTTTGGCACACTTAAGGCCCGTACCGCTGGCGGTGGCTTTGAGGGTTCAGTCATGCAAACCAATATGGCCGTGCGCCGCCTGACCCCAGTCGAGTGCGAACGCCTCCAAGGCTTCCCCGATGGGTACACCAACATACCTTGGCGCAAGAAGGATGAGTCGCCAGATGGACCACGGTACAAGGCTTTAGGCAATAGCTGGGCAGTGCCAGTGGTGCGTTGGATAGGAGAGCGAATTGCTAAAGCTGCGTGAGTATCAAGAGACGGCGGCTGACTTCTTGTACGAGCACGACCGCGCCATGATCTTGGCTCCGGTCGGTGCTGGCAAGACGGCCATCACGCTGACTGCTATGCAGGACGTGCTGATCGACGGCTACGCCATGCGCTTCTTGGTGCTCGCACCTAAGCGCGTCTGCACCGACGTGTGGCCAGTCGAGCAGCCCAAGTGGGCACCTGGTTGCACTCTTGCCGTGGCGGTGGGCACACCAGCGCAGCGTAAAGCAGCCCTGTACAGCGGCGCTCAGATCATCGTCAGCAACTACGACAACATCCAGTGGCTGGCCGAGCAGAAGCTGAACTTTGACGCGATCGTGTTTGACGAGCTGACCAAGCTCAAGAACCCGTCCGGCACCCGGTTCAAGGCGCTGTTTAAGGTCATGGACCCGATCACCGTGCGCTGGGGCCTGACCGGCTCGTTCACCAGCAACGGCTTGGAAGACGTGTTTGGCCAGTGCAAGATCGTGGACCAGTCGTTGCTCGGCCGCGCCAAAGGCGCGTTCATGCAGCAGTACTTCGTGCTGATCAACAAAGACTTCGGCGAGTGGGAGCCACGCAAAGGATCGCTGGAGTTGGTCATGCAGCGCATCAAGCCTGCGACGTTCGTGTTGGAGCCTGGCGAGTACAAAGACAAGCTGCCGCCTCTGCACACCGTGGAGGTGGCCTGCAAGATGGACATGACCGGCTACAACAAGATGAAGAAAGACTTCGTGCTGGACGACGTGGTGGCGGTCAACGCGGCTGTCGTCACGCAGAAGTTGCAGCAAATGTCGTCTGGTTTCCTGTATTCCGACAGCGGCCCGATCTGGCTGTCAGCGCATAAGTTTGACCGCCTTGAAGAACTGCTCGATGAGAACCAACATGCCAACACCCTCCTTGTTTACCAGTACCAAGAAGAACTTGCCGAACTCAAGCGGCGCTTCAAGCACCTTACAACGCTCGACGACGAAGGCGCCATCGAACGATGGAACCGAGGCGAGGTCAGGCTGTTGGCCGTCCACCCCAAGTCGGCCGGGCATGGGCTTAACCTCCAGCACGGAGGACACCATATCGTCTTCTTGTCCCTGCCCTGGTCGCTTGAACTGTACGAGCAGACCATTGGGCGCTTGCATCGTAGCGGCCAGCGGCATGACGTGTGGTGCTATGTATTTCTGACCGACGCTACTGTCGATGAGAAGATCTGGGGCGCGCTGCATGACAAGCAAAGCCTATCAACTATCGCCTTGGAGGCACTCAAATGAAACGAATCGACCAATGGAAAGCCAAACTGCGGGCGGCCAAGTCTGAGCTGCGGCACAAGACGCGCCAGCTCAACGCAGCGCAGCGATCGCACGACCGCACGACCAAACTGATTGACCAACTGGAAGGAAAAATAAATGTACACATGGCGAAGTCTTAATGATGTGCTGGCCTCGCTGCCAGAGCCCGACGTGAAAGCGCTGCTGGACGCCGAGATGAAGGGCGCTCGCCGCGTCAAGATCATCGAGCGCCTGCACCAGCGTTACAACACGCTGCGCGTGGCCAGAGAGAGGGCCGAGCTGCTGACGCTGGCCACTGCCCGATGAACAGGTTTGAGGCGTGGGAAGCGCACAACCTGGCCAAGTTTGCCCAAGACGCCGCCGAGCGGTTGTCTGAGCAAGACGAGCTGATCGAGAGTCTGCAAGAGGACTTGAAGACAGCCCTCCGTGCCTACCGGCACTTAGTAATCGAAAGAGCAAATGATGATCCGTCAAACCATTGAGTGGGTGAAAAGCGCCTACGCCACACCGACCGCTGAATCGCTGGCGCTGCGTGAACTGGAGGACAGCAAGCGCAGGCTGCTGGAGGCCCAGACAGCGCGTGAATACGCCGACAGCATGTGCAAGTACCGTGAGGCGCAGATCAAGCGCCTGACGGCCTATTTGCACAAGGCCACTGAGGAGCAGTCATGAAATACACAATCAACGAACTCGCCAACAGCAAGGGAGTTTCGCAGCCTGCGCGTGAGACGCTGTTGCAAATGGAGGCTGAACTCGATGCCACCAACAGGCAGGTGGAAATCCTGAGCGATGCACTGGCTGAGTCACGGCGGGAGGTTGCAACGTTGAAGGCAAACATTGCCCTCGACAAGAAGGCAGAGAACGCCAGAGAGTTGGGGCTGGACTATGACTGAATGCAAACACCGCTGGCTGTTGACCCCATCGCCACACCGCACCCAGTACCACTACCAATGCGCCCGATGTGCCCAAGTGGCATGGGCCACGCTGAAGGGGAAGACTGAATGAGTTACATCGTCGCATCACTGCCACCACTCAAGTGTTTCGTGCGCCGCGAGTTCTTGTACAACCACACCAAGGGTCACGGCGAGTTGGAGCCAGCGATTTGGGTCAGCATCAAAGCCCTGCGCGGCCAAGTGTTCCGCATCGAGTCGTTGCTGCCCAACTACGGCGCACTGTACGACAAACTGCCTTTACACGCTTATGTGTGGCGTGAGGATTACGATGGTGACTTGCCCATTGACACTCTGCAACTGTGGGACTGCATGGGTTACCGCTTCACGGTGTGCGAGAAGATTGGCCTGCGCAACCTCGGGGTCAAGTTCTTGGGCAAGGACAAGCAGTGGCATCACGGGCGCTACCTGTTCACAGTGGACTTCTGCGCTGACGGCATGGACGCTGACACAGGGTTTACCGAGCAGGCCGAGGAGCACAAGTCGTTCAACTTCATTCGATTGGAGAACGGCCAGTTTGCCACGCAGCCCAACAACCGGTGCCTTTGGTACGACCAGAGCCTGATCCCTGCGGAGGTGAAGTTCCCCGACTTCCAAGCGGCCAAGGACTTCTACACCGTGGACGGTTCACGCAAGTGGTCTGCTGGGGACGACTGGTTTTACGACATTCAGGAGCGCACATGACCGCCAAGATCTACCGCGCTCCGGTCATCACGCTGGCGCTGACCGAGGCCCAAGTCGCAGCGATCACCGAGCCTGCGCTTGCGGCCCTTCGCAAAGAGCATGATCGCATCATGAAGCGGGAGGCCAAGAAGTTGGTCAAGGCACTTGCAGCGGCCAAGGAAGCTGCTGCTGACTACCAACGCACCCGCGCACTGGCGCTCAAGGCCCAGGGCGAGATCAGAGAACTGAAACACAAACTGAGGGAATACCAATGAACTGCTGCGATGAATACGGGAATTGCAACCAAGGCCGGGATTGTCCGGTTCGAGTGGCTAAATACAAGCCCGTGATGCTGGCCGCTGACCCCCTGCCGCCAAGCATCTGGCGCGATCAACTCAAGCGACTAGGGTACTGGGTGCTGATGGCTGTCTTGGGGATGCTGTGGCTATCCTTCTTGATGGCCTGCACCTACGTTTACGCAAACTGACGGGTGCCAGCCTTGTCGATGATAAGCGCCTGCTTGCGGGGGCTGGTGTCCACGCTGTTGGGGATGCTGATGTGTGTCCAGCGGTCGAACTCGCGGATGACCTGATCGTAGCTGATACCACTGGCGATGACCTTGCGCACCACCTCGTCTGGGGTCATACCGGGCACACGGATGTCAGCAGCGCATCCAATGCGGTGCTGGCTGGTGTCCTTGCTGCCCACCGAGTCGTTAACCTTCTTGGACCGAAAGGCCGAATTGATCATGACCGGCTTGCCGCCCAGCACCACTTTGACCTGTTCCAAAAAGTCAGCCAGTCGCTTGAGGTTCTCAAGTTCTGCATCGTTGGGCGTGTTGTCCCAGCCGTTGCGCTCGGCTGACTCGGATGCTGTCAACTCGTCAAGGGTGAAGTTGGGTGTCAGGTTCATTTTGCTGTTCTTGAGAGAATGTCAGTCTTGGCCTGGGAACCAGCAGATGAGCCGAAGTAATAGGCAATGATGCCCGTCCACGCAGTACCCAAGCTGCCCAGCATCATCAAGATGGCTGGGTTGCTGCTGTCGATCTGGTTAAAGAACATCATGACCATGATGCCAAAGAAGCCGATGGTGACTGCGCCAGCCAAGATGGGTGGCATCAGGCTGCGAGTGGTGGCCTGCATGTCCCTGGCTGACTTGCGGTCCTCGACTTCCAGCTTCTCAAAGTTCAGGCCCAGTTCTTGCGCCTGCTTTTGCAACTCAATCTCTGCAATCTTGACCTGTGCGATCTGCTCGGCTGACAACTTGTTGTTGGAGATCATGTCTCCCACCTTATCAGGGTCAACCCCAATGGCCTTGGAGATGGCCGACACAGCCATACCTGCCAGTGGGCCACCAAGCGCCGTGGCGATGGTCGGTGCGATCTGTTTGAGCCAATCCATGATTATCCCTTTAGGTCAAAACTCAAATTAGGGTGGCGCGGGTATTGAACAACGCGCTCACCTTCTGGGCACTTGTACTTGATTGTTGCCAGCAGAGTTGCCTTACCACTAGCAATCTTTTCTTTCTGCACCATCGTAAGTTGGTACGTGAAGGTGTCAATCTCTGGGCCTGCTGGGCCGCTAAACTTGCTGGCCGTGGTAGTCGCCGCATGGACCATGCCCGCAGCATCTCGAATGCTTGGGGTAAAGCTCTCGACAGAGCAGTCGTCGCGCTTTTTGATCCGCGCAACGGTGACGTTAATTGGCTCACCGGCCTGCGCCACGATCTTGAAGTTCTCAGGAGACCATTCGATGATGGCCCTGTCAAGCCAACCAAACTTGTCGGCCAGCGTGTAGCTGCCGCCTAGCGCGGCAACGCTTGCGGCAACTGCTCCGATGGCTTTGGTAAGGTCAACCATAACTTAGTGCCCCTTGATCCAACTTAGGGCAAACCCTACCCCGCTGGAAATGAACGACACGAACGCCATTCCTGCCCAAAATCCGCCACGCCCTTGGTTAGCCATAGCCACCAGTTTCTCGACGTTGGTTTCCATCTTGTCCATCTTGTTGGACATCTCGTCAAACCTACGCTCGTAACCCTTGACGCGCTCCCACAAGACTCCGTACTTCACTGGGTCGATCTCGGCCATTTCTGCTGATTCCATCATGAAAGTTCCCGTATTTTAACTAATTTGTATTAACGTGCAAGAGCGTTTTGGATCTCTTGTTCGGGCGTAAGCATGTTGCGCTGAAAAGCGCGAGTCTTTGGGCCTTGGCCACCAGTTTTGACGGGCCGCGCTGGCCGCAACATGTCTTCCATCTGCTCGGCCAAATCTAGCATCCGCTCGCGGTTTGCCAAAGCAGACTGGCGCGCGCGCTCCGTATCGGCGCGCGCGGCGATAGCCTCAAACGCGCGCGCTCTTTCTTGCGCTTTCACT